GTCGAGCCACCGGGCGAACCTCCATGATTCATGCCCGAGACGAGCGCATAAAAAGAGCCGTCCGGGTGGGAATGCGCGAGAACTAGCGCAACCGGACGGCCCGTGTGGCCGAAGTCGATTTGCTTGCTAGTCCCGTTGCATTCCCGCCCCCATCATAAACTCATTCCCCAGCCCGCCGAGTTGGTAGCGTGCCTAAACCGGCACTGAGGACAGAATCGGCCGTATCAGGCCAAACCGTCGAAAACCAAGCCCCCAGAATGCCCCAGGATGAGCGCCGACGAGTCAACCCGACTCCCGACACGTCCCTAAACGGGCAATCTCAGCCGCCCAACGGTCGCCCCGTGCGTCGAACTCGATCGCCGCGCGTGCTGCACTAATGGCCTGGTCGTGACTTACCGTGCGATGGTCGACCAGAGCGCCAACAATCTCAGCGCGACGGAATACGGCCGCAATGGCTGCGGCTAGTTTGGGGTCTGGTGTCATCGCTCACCCCCTACGCTTTTTAGAGACGGGGCGCTATTGAACGACGCGAACGTTGTCGGTCTGTTCTCCGTGCATCTTCCCGCCGCAATGGGGACATTTTATCAAACCTAGGTACGACGGGGAGAATCGTTCTGCGCGGCAAGACTGACAAACGAAACGACGCGGATTTGATCGCAACTCCTCCCGATGCGCCTTGATGTGGCAACTCATGCAAAGCGTAACCACGTCGTCGGGCGTCGTATTCACCATCTTGCGCCGGCCAATGACGTGTTCACGATGGTGCAGCGCTAGACGCGGGCCGGCACTTCCGCACTTAGTGCATTGGTAGCCATCTCGCTTAAGAACCTCTGCCCGCAGCCATGTGTCAGGCCACCGCTCTACTTCTTCCATTTTCTGCTCGCCAATCTCATTAACGCATTTCGAGCCCAAACCGTAACGGCAGCATCGCCAGCCGCGCACTCCAATTGTTCACGCTCAGCGTCGGTCAATTTAATGACCAGACGATTCTCGCGCCTGTCCTCCGGCCTCTTTGGTGGGCGACCCCGTTCGTTTGCAGCCATCGCCCTAGTATATCGTCGGCCATTTTCAGGGCAACCAATTATTTTTGGAAATTTATGCCAACATCTATTTACAGGTGTACCGATAATGTTAGTATCTAGACAGCGAGGCACAACGCCCCGCACTAACACAAGGAACCCGAACGATGACCACCGAAAAGTACAACGGCTGGAAGAACTACGAAACCTGGAACGTCAAGCTCTGGATGGACAACGACGAGGGAATGGTGGGCTACTGGGAAGAACGCGCCCAGGTCGCACTAGACGAGACGAGCGCCGACGATGACCTAGAATCACGCCGCAACGACGCCGCCGACGTTCTGGCAACTGAGATTGAAGACTGGCACACCGAGGCCATGCCCGCAACTAGCGGCGTTTTCGGCGACATCCTAGGCTACGCTATGGTCCGCGTCGACTGGCATGAGATTGCCAACGCCTACCTGGAAGATGTCGAACCATCGGACAGCGGCGAAGAATCCGACGATTGAACGCCCCCCCTCCCGCACAGCGTGCCGCCCACAAAACGGCAAGCCGGCTTCGCACCCGGCGCGGGAGCTTTTGGACCGTTACCCCTAACTGAGAGGATCGAGACGATGACAACTGCCCAACTAAACGCCTACCGAGCACTAGCACACGCCGCCGATCAGATCGGACGCAACAACTACCGCAAGGGGATTTACGGCGGCACTCGTAAGGCAGGATCGCCGCGCACTTATAGCCTTACCCCCGAGCACGCCGAGATTGTGGACGCGATGCCCAAGGTTATGAGCGGGGAAATGTCGGTCAACGACGCCATGGCGCTGGTCACGCAATACGAAGTGATGCAGCAGCGATTCACAGTCTAGCCAACAAAAAGAGCCCGCGCTGCGTCAACAGCCGGGCCGGTGGTCAAACCCTAACCGGAGGATTCGACGTGACAGCTACAACTAAGCAAGAAGTGCTAGAGCAATTGCTGGGCGACATCTGCTTTCAAGCCCACAAACACGAAGTGCAAAACTGGCTAGACGCGCCCGGAACGGACGCCGAAAGGCTACAGGAAGTGCTACGCATGGCCCGCAACGCGCTCGCGCTGCTGCGTGACGAGATCAAGCCCGAGGACGCCTAGCCGCGCGCCTTAACCCCGCGAAACAAGACGGCCGCGCCAGGGCAGCAACCGTGGCGCGGCCTAATTTCGTACCGCCCATGCTGTGAGAGGAAACGAAACTATGATCAGGCTAACATACCGGGCCGCCGTCGAGAAGATTGACCGTTTGGCCCAGCGCTACCCGCTCGTTGCTGGTATGATGTTGGGAGCCGTACCCTTCGCCCTGGTGGCGATCTTGCAAGGAGTTTGATGCGATGAGCAAAACAGCACGGCGCCCGTCGATTCGCAAGGGCCGCCTATACGTCACCGAGGAGATTCCAGGCATCTCAGGCTTTCAACGCTGGGATGAGCGCGAGTACCACATCGTAGGCCACCTGCGGGCAGCGGGGCGAGATCGCCTAAACGTGATCGGCGAGTTTATCCCCACTGGCGGCGAGTACCGACTAGAGGACGGCCACCTTCCCGCCTACCAGCCTATCGCGTCCGAGGCCGCCGCCGTCGAGTGGCTAGCCGCCAACCCTTACGCATCCATTGCACCCGCTAAGGAGGACGCTAAGCCGCTGTGTAAGCCGCTGTAGGACCGTCCCCAGCACCAGGAGTTTAATTATGGGCCGCCTTATTCAGATTCACGACGTAACCAATGGCCGCGAGTTCGTCGCACAACGGGAATTTGACGACGACCGAGAAATCCACCCGTGGACGGTTAGCGTAAGACGAGAGACGCCGCAGGAAATCAAGCTGGAGATTCTCACAGAGGACTCGCCGTACTTTTTCGTCCAGTCGGCATAGCCACTGCCCGCGCCTTAACCCCGCGTCACCCGAACCTCGCCCGGCACCAGCTCGGCGGGGTTTTTTCATGCGCTCGCGGCAAGGTGGGAGAACGTCAACCCTCTTTTCTTGGCCACCCCAGCCACAAGATATAGACCACCCAAGCCCTACATCTTGCGCCAAAATTTATGCTGGTTTTTGTGGTGAACACTGGTACAGTAATCGAACTCGCTTGTCAGCTATCACAACTTTCGCAACAAGCGCGCCATTCTGACACACGTTTCGCAAATGCTAAGTGCAAAAGCGATATGCTAGCTGACCGATTACGTAAATCCACGGAATCGCTGGTAAAAACCACGCAGATTGTATTGCATCGGGTTAAGAAATTGTTACCGTACCTGTTGTGCGAAAAGAGGCGGCGCGCTGCGCTGGTGGTCGAGACCAGCACAGTAAAGTTTCGGCAATGACTTACTTGGCTCACCGCCTCCAATCTCATTTTGATAATTCCTACGCCACTCTTGTTTTAGGTAGTTGACTCACCAAGTCCGGGCCGATAGAATTGGGGCAGTCACTCACTTCCCCGAAAGGAAATCCCATGAACCAATTCACTATCGCCATCGGAACTCGCCAAGTAATCGTTACCGCACAGGACGGCCAATACTGGGCTCGCCTGTACGTCAACTGCGGCGAGTCAGCTACGCTCCAGTGCTGGAAGGGCAAGAGTGAGGCGGGTGCTCGTCGGTGGGCTGCAAGGATTCTGGGGGCATGAGCAACCCCCTCGACAACCTCGGGGCGGGGTGCATGGGGATGTATGCCGCCATTAAGATTTTCCGGCACAACGGCGTCGACCCACACGAAATGTGCGACGCCATCCTTCGAGAGGTGTTCAATGACCAAGACTCTAGAGACCGAAACCATCGACCGCTTGTTTCTGGAATTATCACAGGTGACAAGAGCGACGACGCGACGGGAGATAATTCTTGAAGATGCCGTCAGGGGGCTGCTGGTTGATATCAACGCCTTTGATAAATCCGGGACGTTCTCGCAGCTCAAATCAGTAAGCACGGCGAAGGCATTGCTTTCGGCATGCGCAAACTGCGGCTCCCATTGCCTAGACGCGAATCGGTTCCCCGGAGCGATCTTCTGCAATGAGTGCGAGAAGACGTGGAGCGTATCGCGATGACCGACACCCCTTGCACCCTGATTGAAGCCGTCCGCTACTTCAGCGACCTGGAAGTCTGCCACGCCTACATGGCCAAGATTCGCTGGAGCGACGGCAAGCCCGTCTGCCCAGCCTGCGAGGCCAAGGGCGACAGGATCGGCCAGATAGCCACTCGCCACATGCTCCGCTGCAAAGACTGCCGGAAGCAGTTCTCGCACAAGGTAGGGACCATCTTCGAGGATTCCCCACTGGGGCTGGACAAGTGGTTCGTAGCCGTCTGGGCGATCGCCAATTGCAAGAACGGCATCAGCAGCCACGAACTTGCCCGCGCCCTTGGCGTCACTCAGAAAACGGCGTGGTTCATGCTCCACCGAATCCGCAAGGCAATGGAGGTCGGCGGATTCGACAAGATGGACAGTCCGGCCGAGGCTGACGCCACCTACGTCGGCGGCAAGGCCAAGAATATGCACAAAGGCCGGCGAGAAATGCTGATTCAGGGCCGTGGGGCGGTCGGCAAAACCATCATCCACGGTATCCTGCAGCGGACCAACGGCGACAACCCGTCGCAGGTCAGGGCCGATGTGGTCGTGGCCGACGACGCCGAGTGCTTGCTGCCCGCAGTTCGTCGCAACGTGCGATACGGCCAACAGGTGTTCACCGACGCCGCTAGAGCCTACGGCGATCTCTGCCTGACCCATCTGCACCGGGCCGTCGACCATAGCGTTGCCTACGCCAAAGGGCAGGTTCACACGAACGGCTTGGAGAACTTCTGGTCGCTGCTCAAGCGGTCGATTGGCGGCACCTACGTCGCTGTCGCACCGTTTCACCTGCGCCGCTACGTCACTGAGCAGACGTTCCGATTCAACGCCCGCAAGGGCAACGACGCTAACCGCTTCCAGGCTGCAATGGCAGGGACCATCGGGAAGCGACTCACCTACCGTGAGCTTGCCGGCGTGCAAGACGCGGGATTCATGGGGATTCAGTAAGTGGCACACCCCGACAAGCCTCCTTGCCCGCATTGTGGCTCCGGCTGCCTTTCGGTGGGCGGTGGTCGAATCATTTACGGATGCGGTGCCATCGACAATGACGGCAAGTGGGATCGTTCTCCCGATTGCTACCGACGTGAACAGCAAAGGAATTATGAGCATGGCTGCAAACAAGAAACCAAAGGGCTGGAAAGCCTTTGATGACCTCGCAAAGAAACTGGCCGGCGTTGATAAAGCCAAGGTGGACAAGAAGATAGCCTCCGACAAAGAAAAACGAATCAAGAAACGCAAAAAGGATAAATAGGCATTCATGGTGAGCCTAGTAAGTTATTGCCCAAGTAACCCCCCACCCACCGGAGCCAACATGAGCAAATCGTCCGGAACAGAACAACTCGTCGGCTGTGCGTCAGCAATTTGGTCGCTGTGCGTTACCGGCCCGATGTGGCTGGTATTGCTGTTCACCATCCTGTCGTCAATTGACGCGCCTTCATATGCGTGGGTGCTGTTTTGGTGCTACACGCCGGCGTTCATCATTGGGTGCGTCATCATCTCTGCGTTCAAGATTGTGTCCTCAAACAAGGAGCCAACATGAGCAAGACAGAAAACTGCATGCGTCAGTCGTGCGATCAAACCGTCAGTGCCCGTGGATTGTGTTTCAGGCACTACCACCAATGTAGTGCGTCGGTATCCCGAAAAGTCACTACATGGGATGAGCTTGTCGAGTTGGGTTTGTGCTTGCCACTCGCGAATGGACGTAAGGTCAGCGGTGAATTTTCTAAATTGTTGTCGGCCGCAAGGGCGTGTCGGAAGGAGTCGCCATGAGCCCAGACGCCCCGCCAGGATGCAAGGATGACCCAGCCGACCTCCCGCGCTGCGAAATGGAGGCGCTGGCCGACCGGATGCGTTCACTGGCCCTTCCATCGTGCGTTAGGCGAATCAACTGTGACCGGATGTATGACAGTGAGGTTTGCTACCAGATTCGCGGTGTGTTTAAGAGTCGCGAGCAACTAGACGACCTAATCGCTTTTTTGCAGGAGGTGCGGGGATGAACAAGCCCTGGTACGACCGCCGCGAAAACATCGCCTTGTTGTTTGATTACATGTTCTGCACAGCCTGGGGCCAATCGGACATCCACCGGATGCTTTGCAAGCCCCAAGACTACGAAACCGAGTTCAACGAAGCGCTGGCATGGCAGGAGCGAACTGCTGGGTGCTTTGCTGAGTTGGTCACATAAGGAGCCCCCCAATGCCCAACATAACGCTAGGGCATCGGTGTCGATATGGACGGTCTTGTCCTGAGCCACCTAGCCACATCTGCGACAATAGGCCAATGTGCGCTAAGCATTATCGCTTTTTTCAAATGAAAGCGGCGTGCTGCAAGAGGAAGATTGCCAACCCTTCAGTGAGCGAGCTAGAGCGGTTGCTGTCCGGCCTTGAAGACATGAGATGTCCGCACTGCGATAGGACGATGAATTGGCTGAGGCGAGATGGCTCAACGACTGTTATTACGCTTCAGCACCATCGCGACGGAACTGTTGGATTTCTGTGCATGTCGTGCAATTCTCGTGACGGCGGTACTAAAAACGGCGCGTTTCTGAGACTGCCCCTCGACGTTAAGCAGTGCCCTGGGTGCCTAAAGTCCCTCCCGCACACATCATTTTGTCAAAACAAGAGCACGAGAGACGGCAGGGCGGTTTATTGCAGGTCGTGCACTGCGATTCGTGCCAGAAATTACTACCAAAAGAACGCTGATGCGTGCAGGGCGAAGAAGCGAGCCAGGGACGCCGAACGAAAGCTCAAACTCAACTCCTTAAAGGGCGAGGTGCTGCGATGAATGAGCCAACCAACATCAAACTCGACGGCGAGTACCAGACCCGAGACGGCAGGGCTGTGAGAGTGCTGTGCGTTGATGCCGAGTTTGCGTCGTCATTAAGCGTTGTTGCCCTAATTAAGGACCGCGACGGATTTGACACAACAGCGTCATTTTGCAGTGACGGTTATTACATGCCTTCTCGATCGGAGACCATGAACGACCTCATCCCCGCCCCCAAGAAGCACACAAACATCTACTACGCGGCACACTTCAGGGGCAAGCAGGGCCAGGCGACTATGTCGACCTATTGGAGTCGCGAGTCCGCGGTTGATTGCAACCGCCACAACGAGAACCTCATCGCCATCACCGGCCCGCACGAAATCGAGTTCACCGAAGGCGACGGTTTGAAAGGAGCGGACGATGCCCAAACAGAAGATTGAAATGGAAGTGGACGTTCCAGATGGCATGGAGATTAAGTGCCAAGGGACTCGCAATGCCCTAGCCCCTGTCATCACGGAAGACGAATGCACGCAGCAGATTGTGTGCAATGTCATCCTCCGACGAAAAGAGCCGGTCCGTGAGTCGCGATGGTGGCGTACCCACGGACATCTCGATAGGTCTATGGGCTACTCGACTCTTGAAGATGCCAAGGCCAGCGTCCGCCCTGGTGAGCGGCTTTTGCGTCGCGACTACGAGGACAACAAGCTAGTCGCCGTCACGCTTGAGCCGCTGGGCGAGGGAGGTGGGGATGAGTAAGCCGACGCCTGGTCCGTGGGAAGCCTACCACGACAAGTATTACGACACTTGGAGCGTTGAGGGCGGTGGGGATATCGTCGCCGACATTTGGCGCCTAGCTGAAGAAACGCACAACCGCCACCCGCACTTCGAGGACGACTGCGAAGCCAACGCCCGCCTAATCGCCGCATCTCCCGACCTGCTGGAAGCGTGCGAGGCGCTCTTGCCCATCGTGGTCGACGCAATCATGCACGGGATGCCCGTCACGAAGGAAGTCGCACATGCACGCAACATTGCCGTAGCCGCCATCGCCAAAGCGAAAGGCCCCCAATGACCCGCCCCTTCCGCCAACAGGAGACAAGATGACAAAACTCTACTGGCACTGGCTACCAGAGGACCGTCGCCTCCGGTACGACTCGCGGCAACTCGTTGTCGCCGGTGAGACAATCAAGCACGACGGACAAGTGGTGATGTGCGAGAGCGGCTTGCACGCCAGCGAACAGGCTATCGACTCGCTGCAATACGCACCCGGCCCAGTCATCTGCCGCGTCACGCTCGGCGGTACTGTTATCGAGGGCAAGGACAAGTCGGTTGCGTCGGAGCGTACTGTCATTTGGATGGCCGACGCCACCAATACGCTCCATGAGTTCGCCTGCCTGTGTGCGGAAGACGCTTTGCGTACCGCAAAGGTCGAGGACGTTCGCTGCTGGCAAGCCATCGAAACGAAGCGTAAGTGGCTTCGCGGAGAGGCAACCGACGCTGAGTTGGCTGCGGCGAGGGCTGCGGCGTGGGCTGCGGCGTGGGCTGCGGCGAGGGCTGCGGCGAGGGATGCGGCGAGGGCTGCGGCGAGGGATGCGGCGAGGGATGCGGCGAGGGCTGCCCAAAAAAACCGCCTCGCCGACATGCTTCTGGCCCTTGAGCCAAAGGACGTGACGTGACCCGCCCCTTCCGCGCGATCCAGCTCGCCGCCTGCATTGTTGGGATGGCTGCAACGTACACCCTTTCCCTCCTCTGGATGTAACCAATGACTACCGCCCTGACCACTACCAACAACGATGGCGCCACGCTGCTCGCCATCATCCAGCAGGCTTCTCAACAGCCAGACCTGGACATCGCCAAGATGCAGCAACTCATGGAACTCAAACGTGAGTGGGACAAAGACCGGGCTGCTGAAGCGTACTCGGCTGCAATTACCGAGTTCCAGCGGCGATGCCCGCAGATTCATAAGTGCCGGAAGCCGGTATCTGGACCGAGCTACACCTACGCATCCTATGACGACGTGATGGTGGTGGTGTCGCCCATCCTCGCTGAGTGCGGCATTGCGGTGACGTTCTCGACCGACTGTGCAGACAAGGCAATCAAGACGACTTGCCGGCTGCGGGTTGGCACGCACTACGAGGACCATGTGTTCACCATCCCCGTGCCCGAGATGCGGGTGAATGAGACGCAGAAGTACGGCGCCGCGTTGAGCTATGCGAAGCGGTACGCCTTGCAGAGCGCGTTGAACATCGTAGTTACCGACGAGGACACCGACGCTGGCAACCTAGGCGCCAAGACCATTACCGGCCCACAGGTCGACGAGTTGAGCGCCGAGATTGACAAGCGTCAGGCGGACCCTGTTCGTTTCCTGGCGGCGTTCGGCATTGAGGCGCTGTGCGACATGCCTGCGAATCGGTTTTCCGAGGCCATGACTCAACTGCGAAAGAAGCCGCTGCGATGAAGATTATCGACTGCAAGCAATACGACAGTAAGTGGTGGGAAGTGAGGCGAGGGGTGCCTAGCGCTTCCGAGTTCAGCAACATCATCACTCCAGCGAAGGGTGAATACTCAACGGCGTCATCGACTTACGCCTGCCAGTTGGTCGCAGACTACTACGACAGCTTCTATGGGATGCAAGAAGAGTATGTGTCGGTCGCCATGCGGAACGGGACCGAGATGGAGCCGCGGGTTCGCAAGTTCTATGAATTCCATCGAGACTGCGAAGTGACTGAGGTCGGATTTTGCCTGAGCGACGACGGGCGGTTTGGGTGCTCCCCCGATGGACTGGTTGGCGATGAGGGTGGAACGGAGATCAAAAGCCCGAAGCTGTCGACGCAGATTAAATATCTCGACAAGGGAGTGCTGCCACCGGAGTACAAGCCGCAGGTTCACGCCTGTTTGTGGATTACTGGACGCGAATGGTGGGACTTCCTTAGCTACGCTCCCGGCCTGCCTGAGTTGCTGATTCGAGTCACGCCGGACGATTACACAAAGAAGCTCGCCGAGTGCGCTGACAAGTTTTGGGAGGACTACCAGGCACTCAAGAAGAAGATTGCCGACCGGCGCGAACTGGCTATCGACGAGCGGATTGCGGCCACAGAGATAGAGGAGTCGTACTTCTAATGAACGATGCAATTGGACAGAAATTTGGAAAGTGGACGGTTGTGGCACTAGCGGCCAAGCGAGGCGGCCGTACCTATGTCCTCTGTAGATGTGAATGTGGTCGCGAGTATGAGGTGCGACTCACGCGCATGCGATGCGGCTACAGCTCTTGTTGCAAGCATTGCCGGAAAATCATTCATGGTGCAGCAACGCCCGGCTACTTCACGGCAGAGTACCTCTGCTGGCAGGGCATCAAACAGCGATGTTTCACTGTCAACACGTCTTCGTCCATGTGGATGAAGTATGCCGGCCGTGGAATCACTATGTGCGACCGGTGGAAGCATTCGTTCGCCGCATTTCTTGAAGACATGGGGCCGAAGCCATCACCCAGCCATTCAATCGACCGTTATCCGAATCAGATGGGTAATTATGAGCCCGGCAATTGCCGGTGGGCAACTAACGACGAGCAGTCTGCCAACAAAACCAATAACCGAGTGCTGGAATGCGGAGGTCAATCCATGCCGGTTTTCCAGTGGGCCAGAAGACTTGGCGTAAGCAGCAGGCTGATTTACGGCCGCCTCGATGCTGGATGGTCGACCGAAGACGCACTAACGATACCTCCGGGCGTACCACGCAATCGACAGTTGTTTTAACCGTACCCCCGTGTCCGCCGGCTGGTTTTACTTATGGGCCACAACCGGCGGCGCGGGGCTTTCATAAATGAAGCGAAGCCGCCTGAACCGTCGAACGCCGCTGAAGCGTTCGCCGCTCAAGCGACAGAGCGAGAAGAAGAAGCAAGAGCGGGAGGACACCGATGGACCGCGACGGGATTACCGGCTGGAGTTCTCGACCTGCCAGTGCTGCCAAACGAGACGCAGCAAGCACACGCACGAGATTGCGTCTGGTGGCTCCCGAGCCCAGTCCGTCTACCACCGTGCGACGTGGCTGGCGGTGTGTGCTCAATGCCATTCGGAGATTCACGAGACGAGCGATTGGCCGCTGAGCCGGCAATTGTTCTGCAAGCAGACCCACGACCCCGAGCACTACGACCGCCCGCTAGTCCTGAAGCTCAAGGGCTGGGACGAACAGGCGGTCACTCAAGACGAGGTAGACGCATGGCGACCGAGACCCTAGCGGCGATGACCCTGCCCGAGCTTCGCCGCGAGCGCGACTTAGCGAAGGTTCAGGTGGTGCAGATTCAGATGAAGATACCCGGCACACGCGGGGCTGAGCGAATTGAGATTGAAGAGGCGCTGACCGAGGCCCGTGAGTACATCGAGATCATCAACGCCCGCATAGCCCGCCTTGAGCGGAGGGAGAGGAACTGATGATCGGCTACGACAACCCCTGGATTGCCTGTTGCGGCAAGGCATTCGGCGACGCTGGGTCAATGTTCGAGCACGAGAAGTATTGCCACGAGTGCCAGCGAATCAAGTTTGGAGAGTTCTGGCGGGAACCGCCAGAAGAGAACGACGCCGACGACCGAGGGATTTGCTACGAGGGCGACTAACCGGCATCGCAAGGCCGGAACCGAGTGCCTTGGGCTAACGACCCGTTTTTGCGTTGGCATTCACAGCCGGGTGGGTGAAGCCCGGCAACCTTACATGAGTGTTCGCAAAGGCCGGAGTTAGTTGGCTTCCAAAGCCAGCTATCTCGAAAAGCTGTCAGGCGTGTTGGCTGAAGGCCAGGCGATACGTCGCGGGAGTTGAAACCCGATCCGCAAGCACTGCAAAGGCCCGAGCAATCGGTGGCGAGCCGCAGCCAGGAATCAACGGGCGGCATTTTCTTACCCCCACACGAAAGGCATCGTATGGCCACCGAAACAAAAATCCGCATCCGCCGCAACCCATACAGCGGCTACGAAGTCTGGATATACGGCAACGGCGAACTGACCCGCCGCTCGTTTGACAACTCAATCGACCTTTCATGGAAACTTGCAGCCGACTGCTTCTCGGATGAAACCATCGAAGCCGCTTGCGACATGCTAGACCGGCTGGAGTGGGAGGAGCCTGAGTTCCCGCTTGGGGTGAACTACATCGGCGGTTATGTGACGTCGAACTCGCCCGTTTACGCCCCACTTTCGCAAGAAACATCGGAAAAACAAGGGTTTTCTAGTGACGTCGAGCAATCGCGCTTCTGGGACTGGCTAGCCGCCACGATCCGACTCGGCGCTATCACTGCTCCGTGGGTGGCGATTGTCATTTTGGTTCGCTGGGCGGGGGGGTGGTGATGGAGAAACACTACGCGGGAGTGTGCAAGTCATGCGGTGCAATCAGAGCGTGCTGTACGTCTGGAATTGAGGCGGAGCATATCGCCGAGTTTGCCAGCGATGTTCTATCTGGCGGGCTATCGCTGGAGCGAATGACGGAAGATGAGATTCGTTTTGGTAGATGGGAGCATCTCGATGGGTGTGAGTCGATTGTCAAAGCCACTTCGTCGGCATTCCTGCCTGGGCAAAAGGAGTTGTTCGAGCAATGACCAGCTACGCTCTATCCCTGCCCTTCCCGACTGAACCATTGTGCAGGTTCGGACAAGTGTATAAAATAACGGGACCGCAGAGGTGGTGCTCTGCGGTCCCTAAACATAGGCAACCTAGTAAGGAGGCCGCCGATGTCTGAGCACGATTCTACGTGCGCGCCATCGCCATTGTCCATGGTTGATGATGTCCCGCAGTGTGCCGGTGTCTACGAAATACGCAACGACAGACACGGACTCCGATATATCGGCTCGTCAGGGAATCTGCGTAGGCGATGGAAGTTTCACCTGTATTGCTTCCGCATGGGAAAGCATCACAACTCCCGGATGCAGCGGACATACGACAAGTACGGAGAAGGAATATTCACCTTCCACGTCCTTGAGTTGTGTGACCCGCACCTGCGGTTGGCCGTTGAACAGAAGTGGTTGGACAGCACCAATGCCGCATCCAGCAGGGACTTCTACAACGCGACTCCGACTGCGGGCAGCAACCTTGGGTTCACCATTTCAGAGGAGACCCGCAAGAAGATGTCGAAGGCGCAGAAGGGCAGAACCTTTTCGCCGGATGCAATTGAGAAAATGAGAAACGCAAAGCTCGGAAGGAAGTTAAGCGAAGCTCACCGCGCAACCCTAAGTGCCGTGAGAACGGGACAGAAACTTCCGAAGAGGCCCGAGGAGTGGAAGCAGCAATTCAGGAAGTTGAACCCAGAGCAGTTGGCGGAGTTGCGTCACCTAAGGAGCATCGGCTGGAAGTTGTCGGAGCTGGCAAAACGCTTCGGCATTGCGACATCAACCGCCCACCGCATCGCCACTGGAGAGAGCTGCGCATGAGCGTTGCATACGCATTAACCCTGCCATACCCGCCATCTTCCAATACTTATTACCGCCGCTCCGGCCACATCATGCACCTGAGCGCCGCCGGCAGAGCGTTCAAGGTCGAGTGCGCCAAGCAGATAGCCGAGACGATGGGTGCCGTCGACATGATCGAGGGGCGGGTCGGCGTGCAGATTGAGTTGTTCCGCAAGGACCGGACTCGGTACGACATCGACAACTACATCAAGAGCGTGCTGGACGTGCTCAAGGGGACGTTCTTCGAGGACGACCGGCAAGTTGACTGGCTGATTGTCAAACGCCGCGAGGTGACGCCACCGGGCTTCTGTGAGGTGGTGGTGAGTGAACTTGAATGAACCACAGCCGGAGTAGTGACCCGGCGTTAACCATTACGGAGAAAGTCATGAGGAAAATCATATCTCTGTTCCAGCGTAACTACGACGGCGACCGGCTGGTCCGCAACGAAGTCGTGCCTGGTGCTGAGTGGGTGTTGGCCGGCGAAGGTAAAGCAACTCGCAAGTGGGACGGGACGTGCTGCCTCTACAGGACCGGCGAACTGTTCAAGCGATACGAAGTTAAGCCCGGTGGGACGCCACCAGCGGGATTCAGCCCGGCGAATGAAGTCGATGAGAACACCGGCAAGCAGCAGGGATGGCTGTTCGTCAGTGACCTGCCGGAGAACCGCTGGCACCTTGAAGGCTTAGCGAATTTGATGGAGCGATACAACGGCAAGCCGCCCGAGGGGACGTATGAACTTATTGGCCCGAAGGTGCAAGGAAACCCCGAAGGGTTCTCCAAGCACGTTCTAATCCCTCACGGCTCCCAGGCGGGAACGGATTTAGTTGACGGCGACGGCGGGCTGGTTGGCGTTGTTCTCACCTTCGACGGCATCCGCGACTACCTCGCCACGCACGATATGGAGGGCATCGTGTGGCATCACCCTGACGGCCGCATGGTGAAGATCAAGGGCAAGGATTTCGGACTGAAGAGGGAACGAGTTTCTTGAGCCGGCTGCCCGCCGCTCCCCGGTTTAGGAGGATTTGCATGAGCAACGAGTGGAAAGACGCATCGAAATACAGCCGCACGGAAGGCAATCGGCGTGGTCAGTGTGAGCCGTTTACTTGGGAACTGGTAGTCAACGACATTCGCATTGTAGTGACGCGTTGGATTTACGGAGCGCCTGACTCGTGGTATCTGCGCTGCGACAAGCTTCGCATGGAGCACATCGACATGGGCGACGCTTTGGATGCTGCGCTAGTGAATGCAGTTGACCGAGTTGCTGACGAGCTACGGAAGCGGGCGAACGAGTTCATCGAGGCAGCTTCGCGATTGGACATGATGTACTGAGTGAGCCCCGGTTTAGGAATGGATGCAACATGGCTGGCGATTGGATCAAGCTGCACCGGAAGGTCATCGAGTCGCAAGTATTCAGCGACGGCGAACTCTTCCGCCTGTGGACCTACCTGCTAGTTCGCGCCAACTACCGACCGTCGTTCTTCCGTGGCGTGAAGATTGAAATTGGGCAAGTTGCGTTCAGTCAGAGGATGCTCGTCGAGACGCTTGGGGTCTCGCGAGGCACGATTCAGCGTCACCTGAAGAAGCTCGAAGAGATGGGAAACATCACCGTGAATGCGAGCCGCGACTTTTCGGTCGTAACTATAAGCCAGTGGGCATCTTACCAAACGCCCGATGAGGTGGTGCGATCCACTGACAGTACCACTGACGGGACCACCAACGGGTCCACTGACAGGACCACCAACAGGACCATTCATAAGAAGGTAAGAAGTTCAAGAAGGGAAGAAGGGGAAGAACTCTTTAGCTCGGAGACGCCGTTGGCGCCGTCCGAGCCGAGCCTGCTTGAGTTCCCGACAGTCGGCAAGGTGAAGTCTTGGTCGCTGACGCAGCGGCTCGTCGACACGCTCTCGGCGGCTTTCCCTGGCGTTGACGTTCTTGGCCAGTGCCGGAAGGCGAAGGCGTGGTGCGAAACAAACCACGCCAAGCGCAAGACCGCCGGCGGCATGGAGCGGTTTCTATTTGGCTGGATGGAACGGAACCAGAACCGTGGCCGTGCCTCACCCCTGTTCGACAACGAAGACCCGCGTGGAGTCAGTGCCGCAATGGATGCTTACTTGAACTCTTGAGACTGAGATGAAAAGCCAACGAATTACCGCCGCCGTGGCAACGCTCTGTGAGGCGTTCAACCGCAAGCCGACTCCGGCAACCTTTGCCGCCTACGAGATTGGGCTGAAGGGCTTGAGCGAAGAGCAGGTCGAGCACGCCACGGCGATGGCTCTGGCGAAGTGCAAGTTCATGCCCGTCCCGGCTGAACTCCGTGAACTTTCAGGCACCGGCGGCGACAGTTACGAGTCAATAGCTGAGAAAGCCTTCCACGTCCTCGACAAGGCCGTCTCACAGCTTGGAGGGGACCGCAGCGTCAACTTCCACGACGGAGCCATCAACGCAGCCGTGAGGCTCCTGGGTGGCTGGCAGAAGTGCTGTGACCAGCCCCGTGAAGAGTTCGAGAAGTGGTATCGCAAAGACTTCATCAAAACGTACATCGCCGTCTGCCGGAATGGAGCGAGCGAGGAGCTGCGGCAGTACCACGGCGGACGGATCGAGCAGCAGAACCAGGCGTGGCTTGGACGGAAGCTGCCCGGCGGGAAGGTGTACGCACTCGGCATGTTCGGCAGCGGCGTGGAGACGATTGCGGTCGACTACGTTCCCGCCCTGCCGGCTCCTGCTCCGACTCGTCGGCTTGATGTGGCGGCGAGTGATGAGATTCGACCGCAGTTGAAACTTGTAGCCCCAGCCCAGCCCGAGCCAAAGGAGAAGTGATGAAAGCAACTGAACTAGCAAACAAGCTACTGGACGCCGCATGCGCACTTGGCGACTTCGATGTCGTGTGTCGAGACAAGACAGGCAAGGTTGAACCGGCGTATTCGGTAGTTCACTTGTTCT